CAGACTTCTCTAGATTTTTAAATAACAAAGAGTTGTCTATTTTCATATAATGTAATTCCATTAATGGGTTTATATATTTAAAAACTCATTTTTTAACCTATAAATAATAATTATTGTAAATCTATAAAAATCTTGAATATAAGTTTTCTGGCTTATCTGCTAAATAAATATTATCGAGATTTGAGTATGGGATTTCGTATCTACTCCCCCATTCTGTTCCTCTCCATCTTTGACAGAAAATACCAGTAGGTTCCTCTTTTAGACGAGACCTGAACCATACTATTTTTCCAACGAACGTTACTCCATTTTTATAATGTACGTTGACCCAACTACCATCTTTAAATATACCGTCGTTTATATCATCGCGGATTCCATTTAATTCTAAGACCGTTCCGTCGGTTTTAGTCAATAAAACGGTTCCTTTATTTCCTGATTCTTTCCACCTTATATTGGCCATTAATAATTATATATAACTCCTAATATTTAATATTAGGAGTTATGAATTATATATGTATATAATTCAATGGGAGAAAGAAATCTATATCTATATTGGGTTGGCGAGGAATATAAATTAATTTCTATATTGAGAAATTTAATATATTTACATTCAACAAATGGTGCTGGTTATAACATACATTTAATAACAGATAAAAATATAAGTGATTATATAGAGGATATACCAGATTATTTTGGAAATTTATGTCCTGCGCATCAGGCAGATTTTGTGAGAGTTAATGTTATTTGTGATTATGGTGGTATATGGTTGGACAGCGATACACTTGTCTTAAACTCACTCGATAGTTTATTCGATTATATTGAAATCAAAGATGGATTTTTTATAAAAGAAAATAATTCTATATTGACGAATGGTATTTTTGGGAGTAAATCAAAAACAGTCCTTATGATTGAATGGAAAAAACAAATGATGAATTTGTTAGGTATAAAATTTGGAAAAATCGGATGGTGTGATATTGGTAGTGCAATTCTCCAAGATATGTACAATAAAAATTCTGGGTTATATGATAATTATACCATTTTTAACGGGTTAGATAATTTGTATCCAGTTAATTGGGATAAATGTGTAACCGAATTTGTAGATAAACCATACGATAATTATAAAAACATTATTCGCGAATATCAACCATTAGTAGTATTGGTAAATTCGGTGTATAAAAAATTAGAAGATAAAACAGAGAAAGAAATATTAGAATGCGACATGCCTATTAATTATTTTATTAATAAATCTTTTGATAATAAATTTAAAAGTGTAAATACGCGAAGTAATTATAATATGCGGACAAATAATATTAATTAATCTATAGTTGTATCTTAATAATGTCGCTTGAACTAAGAAAATTTAGTATGAAAGACATCAGTTTCAAACCAAATGAAAATAAAGGTCCTGTAGTAGTTCTAATAGGTAGAAGAGACACGGGTAAATCATATCTAGTTCGTGATTTATTATGGTATCACCAGGACATACCGATTGGAACTGTGATATCCGGCACAGAAGCTGGAAACGGATTTTATAGTTCGCATGTTCCCAAACTTTTTATTCACGACGAGTATAACGCAGTAATAATAGAAAATATTTTAAAACGTCAAAAAACTGTTCTTAAACAGATAAAAAAAGAAATGGAAACATACAAAAGAACAAATATAGACCCGAGGGCATTCGTAATATTAGACGATTGTTTATACGACGCCACTTGGACAAGAGATAAAATGATGCGACTGTTGTTTATGAACGGGAGACATTGGAAAATTATGCTAATAATTACGATGCAGTATCCACTTGGAATTCCTCCAAATTTGAGAACGAATATTGATTATGTATTTATTCTAAGAGAACCTTATATCGCCAACAGAAAACGTATATGGGAAAATTACGCGGGAATGTTTCCCACATTTGAATCGTTTTGTCAAGTAATGGACCAGTGCACAGAAAATTACGAATGTCTAGTAATTAATAATAACGCCAAATCTAATAAATTACAGGACCAGATTTTCTGGTATAAGGCCGAACATCACGCCGATTTTAAACTTGGATCAAAAGAGTTCTGGGAATTATCGAAAGATTACAACTCGGACGACGGCGAAGAAGTGTATGACCCGGCAAATGTAAAAAAACGGGGTCAGGGACCAAAAATTATGGTGAGAAAGAACAAATGGTAGTTTGGTTGCTAGCATATATGCGTTTTATATTTAGTCTAAATTTAAAATTATACAGTATAATATAATATGACAGACCGAGAAATCTTAAATTTATTGTCTATTAAACAATTTACAGAACTTCAGCAATCCCAAGTTATGCCAATTATCTTAAAATTTGGAGCACCTTGGTGTGGTCCGTGTAAAGCAATAAAACCTTTATGCGACCAGTGGTTTAAATTGACGCCTGGGTTTATTTACGGTGATATAAATATAGACAATGATAGCGAATTATTTATTGCGTTAAAATCCAAAAAAATGGTTAAATCTATTCCTACTTTATTATTTTACAGCAATAAAGCAAAAAGGGATAGTTGGTATATTCCAGACGATTCTGTTATAGGAGGAGATTTTAATCAAGTGTATGCATTTTTTGATAGATGTAATATGACCACAAAAAAGTTTTAAGGAGACGCATATCGGTCGTTCGTACATTTATCCGTCGGTTGAAAAATACTTCAATATTATATTCATAAACGACACAATTATTAAATTAATGAACGATGCACCATACACGACGTATTTTGATGTAGCACTATCTCCTCCGCACGTCTGTTTCTGTAAAAGATAAAATAATGAAACTAACTGTATCATGATAAATAATGTACTAATCCACGAGAATTGGTTATACGACTCTGATAAATTGCCCTGATTTATTTTTTTATAATATGTCATATTTATGCCCAAAAGCCATACTAAAATTATCAAAGTTATTAGAGACGGGAACGAATTAACTACCAACCCTTTTATAAATTCTACAATGTTATTGTCTAGAGTAGGTTTGTTCGAAAGAAGAGCAAACGAGAGAAATATTGCTGTAAAAATTGTGCCTATAATTACACCGTATCCCCATATAGAAGCATTTGCAGGACCACTGCTCCCGTCAGCAGTAGTATTACTATTAAAAAAAAGTTTAATAATAACACCTACGAGCGAAAATCCTATTAAATTATTTGTAATATATGAATTTTTACATTGTACTGCCGACATTTATATATATAAATAAAATGTTTATTTCAACAAAGACATTAATAATGATATTCTTCCATCTAAAACAAAAACTAAACTGGTAAGTTCTTTTATTTCAATGTCTAGATTTAAAACTCTATAAGAGTGTAACCATTTTTCGTTATACTCTTCTACTTCCTTTTTTATAAAATCTCTTAAATATTCTATCCTCCTAATCAACTCTTCTACGTTGGCCTCGCAAACGCGCGAAATTTCGTCGTGCTTTATCTTACTGCATATAACATTGACCATATCAATCTTAAGGTCCATATCGAGTGATTTGAGTTTTGAATTAATATCGTTGATATGTTTGCTACTTTCCGAACCCCCAATTATAAACGACACACCACCGGACACAAAATTTATCGTATTTGATACGATTCTATTTATTATATTGCTTCCAAATAATGTCGCAAGACTTCCGCCTACCACGTATCCTAGCATCTATATTAATAATATATTTGTTTCTAAATATATTATTACATCGTAATATTAATATAATATTATCGCTCCCGGTTGGGATTGAACCAACAACCTCTCGGTTAACAGCCGAACGCGCTAGCCAATTGCGCCACGAGAGCTATATCTTATTTAATAAAGTCTTGTAAAATAAATTATTTATTTTGTATTTTATTTGTTAATGTTATTATTAATATTAATATTAGTTTATGCGGTTGGAAGTGCGACCGCGACCACTGCCTTGGTAAAATGAGGACTCATATATCGCTGGAGATTGAAGTATGTAAGACTTTCTCCTTCGGGGATTTTCAACAAGGTCTTCATCTTTGCATCAGCCTTAATGATTCGTCCATTTTCTTTATCTTGAAGATTATTTGCCCGAATGTATGCGTTAATTTCTCGGGTTACTTCGGTTCGCGCCATCTGTACGCCTGGCTGCTTTCCCAAAAACAAAGCAAGTTCTTGCGTGATAGTTGTAGGTTTAACAAATCCGCTTGGCGCACGATTGACATTCTTATTCTTTCGGCGAATAGACGCTTTCGCAATATTCTTCATATCACGATTTGCTTTCTTTTCAAGAACCTTAAAATCGGTCTTAAGTTTAGAGACCAAATTTCCTAAAAGTTGCAATTTTGCAACAAAATCAGAGAATTCGGTATTTTGGAGAACTTCGCCTGATTGTAGAACAGGTTCTGGAACAACAACTGCGCTCAAAACTTCAACCTTTACGCTTTTAGCAGACTTGGGTTTAGATGAACCCTTCTCAACCTTTGCCCG